CTTCTGGAATGTCGGGTAGCGCCCAAAAGTAAATGCACTTGTCCAGCCTGCCTTGAGTGGTTGGCTGATAGCCTTGCTTAACCGGCATGTCTGTCACGCCATATCGAGCAAGGCCTTTAAGCAGCTCTGCTCGGATCAGCTTGTCGAGGGCCTTCTCATTCATTCCGCTGCGCCCACGTCAACCAGCAGCACGGCAACGCGACCATCCTGATGAAACCAGTCTGTTTCGCCAACGGTCTGATACTTGCGACCATAGAAGATGGCAAGGTCGGGCGACGTTCCGCGCTTGAGGCCGGCGATAGGGTTTGAGGTGTATAGGTTGCGATACTGCTTCTCGGTGCTCAGGCCAAGCTCTTTGATGATCCGGGCGTCAACCGGCTGGAAGCTGCCGACGATCTCAACCGGATCTGCATAAGATGGAATGTCCTGGCCTCGATCATTGGTAGTGTTTCCAAGGAACCGCACCCACTGCCCAGACTGAGACTGGATAACGCCGAGAGCGATGTTCAAAAGGTTGATGCCGGGGATCATGTTGTCACCACTGCGCTATTGACGGCCTGAAGCATCTGACCTGTATCGACCAAGGGTTTTCTACTGACCGCTTTCTTGCCCTTCTTGCGGGACTGCCTGGCTCGCACGGTTGACTCTGCCAGAGGAGGGGCAGTCACGGCCTTGATGGCCTTGCGCACATCACCAGCGGCAACCATTCCCACTTGCTCAAGGGCGTGATCCAGAGTTACGTTACCGGCAATTACGCCGCGCACACCAGCAACAATACCCTTTAGCCATTTCCCCTTGTTCGCCTCTTCGGCGGGTCGCATGAACGGACGCGGAGGGATTGGGCCGTAGCCGAATTCCTGAATTGCAGCCACATAAGCAATGGGGGTGCCATCCGGGTATTTGGAGTTTTCGAAGAAGCCCACGCGGATCTCTTTTTTATCGAGCTCCGCCAGCATCTTCTTGATGGCTTCTGCATTGCTGGTTCGCCTGACCTCCATCAGAACCTCCGGGGACGAGGGAATCCACCGCCAATGACGCGGAAGCCCGCACGCTCACCGCGCCCACCAACGTAGAAGGCGCTGCCCTGGCAACGCTTCATCAGCGCGGCGAACTGCTGGCCGAATGGAGTGCCGTTGAGCCAGTACGACCAAGCGTCAGTCGCAGGCGGCATGGCGAATGACACCGAAACCTTGTCGATGGACGCGCCCGATAGCTGGCCGATAGATCCATTGCCGGCCGCGCCATTGGCTGCAAGCTGAAGAAGGTGGGCAACCATCAGAAGCCACATCTGTTCGGTACACTTGCACCCTCGCTCAGACGTGAAGCAAAGTGCCTGCTGGGCAACCGCAAGCACTACTTCATCACTCACAGCATTGAACTGAGGGTAAAGGGTTCGGAATAGTGCTAGCGGGAATTCCATGTCAGGCCTTTGTCTTGCGAGTGATCTTGGTGCCGTTAACCGATTCGATTTCTGAATCGTTAAGGGTCAGTGTTTCGGGTGTCTCAGGCGCAGAAGCATCGCGGCCGGTCATATTGGCTGCGATCAGGTCGGCGTCTTCCTTATACTTCTCAACGGTGATGAAGCCGTTTTCTTTGTGCAGTCGGAACACATGGCTCGACTCGAGCACGCTCAACGCGGAGTCATCGACCTTGGTGGCCATACCCAGCGGAGTGACAATGTTCTTGTTCGCAACGTTAGCCTTGCCAGCGATGAACACGCCGCCGTAGGTGTTGTCGTTGCTCAGTGTGGAATAAACGTAGTAATCAGTCATGACTCTCTCCAGGTTGATGCGGCCCATGCTACCACAGGCCGCTCACCCTATTAGATACCAGTGATGCGCGAGAATGCCCATGGGCGCAGGACGAAGATACCGCCCAAAGCGTTCACGGCGTCTTCGATGTAACCCTTCACGCGCTGCTCGCTGCCGATTACCCGATACTTCTCGGGCACCAGCTGAACCAGTGTGCGGCTGTCCGCGTCGTCGAAACCGGACAGGCTTTCAACGTAGAAGTAGGCCACGTTCGCACCGCCGTTTGCGTCTTGGAATTCAGGAACGAATTCGAAGCGAGCACCCGGATAGTTTTCCTTAACCCATGTGCCAACGGTCTGGCCGATTGCCGACACCTGATCGCGCACTTGCAGAACGCCAATGTAGTCCAGCGGAAGAGCAAACACCATCTGAGCATCCGGGCCGATGTTGCCGCCAGACTGAATGATGATGCGGTCTACTGCGGTTGCAATGTCAGCGATGATCGAGCCGAAAGGCAACCATGCGCCTGTGATGGCAGCCTTCCATGGCGTAGTAACCGAAGCGTAGGGAGGCAGGTTTGGATCATTCAGCAGGCCGTACGTCTTGTTTTCGCCGCCGTTAAATCCGTTGAAGCCAATGCTGTTGCGGCTGTAGTCCAGAGACTCGATAACCGAGCGGCGCTTTTCTTCAGCGTCATTGAAGCCCTCGCGGGACTGGCGTGCTTCTTCCAGCTTGCCAACTTGGAAGCCTTGTTCGAATCGCACCAGATGGCGCGGCTCGCGGTAGCTGCGATAGTTGGCCAGCGGGATATTGGTGGTGTCGCCATACAGCTCGGCCTTACCAACTGCGCTTGCCACCTTCTGGGTGACAACTTCGTCTTCCCAGCTACCGCCGACCAGAATACCGGCCAAGGCGTCGATGCGTCGAACCTGGGTCAGAATGCGGACAACGCCCGGCAGCTCGGTTTCCAGGTAGTGGCGGTACATGGCGCCTTGAGCTTGCGCCGGGCCAGTCAGAGCAGTGTCCATACTGATGCCGAGCTGATGCGCCTGATCCAAGGTCGGCTTGGCATCCAGCGCCAGCGGGCCGCGTGCTTTAAGGGTTCGCCCAGAGGCGTAGAAACGTTCTTTCATGTCGGCGATACCTTATTGAGTCAGGCGCACTACGGCGAGGGTTGGCGTTTCTGGGGAAACGTTGTGGCGGCTGATTACTGCGCCCGCGATTTGGGTCTGGCCTTCAGTAGCAGTGCCGTGGCCGAGTACGCCGGTTGCGTTGACGAAGTAGATCGGGTCGCCAATGGTGCCGCCAGTGGTGGACAGTTGAACGTACCACTCGCCCATGAAGCCGAACTCAGCCTGGGTGCCGTTGTAGGCGTACTCAACATCGAGCAGGTAGATCTTAGGGTTGATCATCAGGCCTGCAAACAAGCCAGTGCCGCCAGCCTGAACAGACTCAACACCCTCATCCTTGTAGGTGAAGGCGCGACCGAAGACGTTGTTGGTTTCGGTGGTGGTGTCCAGCAGAGCAGCAAGCGCTCGTACCGGGCCGTCGAATGCCTGCTCGCCCGGAATGCCGGAAACGAGCTGGTCAATTGCTGTGTACGGGATAGCCATTATTTAGTCCCCCAAAGAGAGTGGGCAGATTCAGCACCGGTCTTTGGTGCGTTATCGCGGGCGATGGTTTCGTGGGCAGGCTTGCGGCCTTGCAGCCAGGCATCCAGGGCGATGGCTTCATGGCCCTTGGCGCACTTGATGGACAACTTGTCCACAGCGTACTTGGCAACACCGTCAGCGGTCATGCGCGAGTGATCGAACACGCCAACATGCTGGGTCACTTGATTGGCCAGCGCGTCACGATCTGCAACTTGTGAAATCGTGGCGGCAACGGAGTCCTGAGCTGGCTTGGCTTGCAGAGCCTTGATTTGCTTTTGCAGTGCATCGATCTGACGAACCATCGCGCCGTCTTTAGCGAGACGGGTCTTCAGCTTTGCATCAGCCGCCAGACGTGCGTGCTTAGTGCGAGCACCTGCCAACTTAGCCTTGGCCTTGGTCAGCTTGTCTTGTGCTGGCTTGCGCTTGCTGTCTGCTGCGGCTACAACTTCTTCAGCTGCTGCTGCCACTTCTTCGATAGCTGCTGCCACTTCTTCGATTGCGGCCTGGGCTTCTTCGGATGCGGTTACAGCCTCTTCGGCGGCTCCAGCTTGCTCGGTTGTGACTTCCGGCTCAACCACGACATCCTCGTCCTTGGCTGGGTCTTTTTCTGGATCGGCATCAGCAGCAGGATCTTCGTCCTTTGCTGGATCTTTAACCGGGTCTTCATCCCCGGTCTTGGTGCCCATCATCTCGGCAATGAGTGCCTTGAGTTGAGCAAGTTGCTCTGGGGTGAATTCCATCGGTAGTAACTCCGCTGAGTCTAAGGTGAACTTTCGGTGGTCTTGTACGGCCACGTCAGGGCCTGTACGCCCCTCTTCGACCAATGCAAGGTGGTTGCCCATAATGTTGCGCTGCGTGTACTGGTAAGGCTTGCCATCAAACGTGCCGTCGCCTTTAACCCAGTCGCATCCGTAACAAGGGGATAGCTCGACCTTTCCCGCCTTGATAAGCGATTGGGCCGCACTGGAATGGATTTTGATGTTTCCGCGCAGATAGGGTTCGTCAAAGTAAACCTGCTCGCCTATCGTGCCTTGCATGCCCTTGCGCTCGGCTGGCATGCCCGACTTGCCGAGAATTTCATGTTCGTCTATGAACGGCATTAGCTTGAAACTGTCGATAGTCTCTTGGCGTGCAAGCTCTTCAGCAGGGCGGTAGACGTAATAGATGCGATCAGGATCTTCAGCGCCTGGAATCTCGGAGCCGAGGTATGGGTAGACGCCACTTTTTGAAATGGGATTCCCCTTTACTTCCATGAATCCATTCCAGTCAAAGGAACGCTTGGACTCTTTGGGCATTTCTATCGCGCCTGCTGTTGTCGATATATTGAGTCTATCAGTGTGAATTGCGAGGTGCAAGAAAAGGAAAAGCCCGAGGCTTTTAGGTTCGGGCTTTGGCTGTCAGCGAACGAAGCCGATCTGCTTCTCCCACTCATCTGGATGCTTGTTGTTTTTCCTGATATTGCAGCGCGGACAAAGAAGCTGAAGGTTATCGGGCCAATTCGACCCTCCCAAGGTTAGCGGCATTATGTGATCTACATGCCGCAATTCAACGATGCTCGCAGGGCAATAAACGCATTTACCTTGCTGCGCGGCCATCATTGCTAGCACGTCTGAATATGCCCATTTGCCACCAACAGATTTGATCCTAGCCTTTCTTTCCTTGACGTACGACCTTACGCGCTCCCTGTTGGCGTCAGCCCATATCTTTCGCTTGGCGCTGTTCGCTTTCCCGTTGAGCTTGTGATATTGACGCCTAAGCTCTTTAACTCTCTCTTCGTTTTCAGAGTTCCATTTCTCCGAGTTTTTAATCTCGGCCTCCCTGTTTTTCAGATAATAATTACGCCTGCGCTCCTTCACTTTAGGGCAAAGTTTGTTGCGTGCATTCACGCAAGCAATACATGTCCTTGCTACAGTCTTCCTTTCTGACAGATAACCATGCACGCAAGGTTTGCCGGTGAAGAATCTAGATAGACCGTTCTCAATCGCGAATTTTCTAGTAACTATTTCCAAGATACGCACTCATCAAGTGGTCATCGGAGGGTGTTGCGACAGGCAGTGATGAGCTGCTTTTCGGATGGCCGTCCTAGTCGCTTCGTTATTCTACTGCGTATCCTCGGCATCGCCAAGATCTAGTACGGGCTGCCAACTGCATTTACAGTGCGGTTCGGTTCCTGGCATGCCGCGCTCACCCTTCTCGTTTATAATTGGAGGGTTGTCCAGATCGAATTCCTGGCCATCCAGCGCAACGTGCATCTTTCGCGGTTCCGAAGATCCTCCAGAATGCAGCCAAATTCCCTTCTTAATACCTACTGACTTGGCTCGCTCGACATTTAGGGCTGTTGTCACCTTCCTACTTTGATCGATTGCGATCAGCTTTGCGCGCTTCTCAGTCAACCCGTCGTAATGCCGAATCCCCTCAAAGATGTCCTGGGCGCCATTCCCTCCAGTCGAAACAGACCTAAGAACCAATTGAGAGATTCTTTCGTGGTACTGCTGCTGGATAGATTTTATTAATCCAACATTCTCTGCCGTGGCGGCTGTGATCCTCTCCTGGCTGTTACCCGGCAGAACGGGAACAGGAATGGTCAGGCCTCCGCTGATCTTCTTAAGTGAATCGCCGAGCGCGCGCTTGGACGCCATAGATGCGCCGTCGATCATTCGCTCGGTCATGCTTGATGCGCGACCGCCAAAGATATTCGCCCACTTCTTTCCCAGCGAGTTGAACAGCATGCGCGCCTGGCTGGCTAGTGATGCGTCGGCGGCCAGCGTACCGATGCTGAATGCGCTCGAAGAATCCATTGCAAGCTCCGACACCGTGTCCGCATGCGTACGGAAAAGCTTTCGGACTTCGGTGTTGTACTCCTTCTGCATGCGCTGTACGAGCTTGTCGAGTTCGGCTTGATACTTAGCTGCGGTTGCAGCCGAGTAGGGCGGCAGTCGCTCACCCTTCAAGGTTGCATTGCGCGGCGCGGCCCACTCAAGGCGCTTGCGGGTTAGACGGATCTGTCTGGCCATGGGTTAGATCGCCAGCGGATCTGGATCGACCGGAAGGCCTGTCAGCGGATCAACATCAGGCTCAAGCTCAGGCTCTTCCTCAACGTCAGCCAGCCCGAAGTAATCAGAATCCTTGTCCTGCTGAAGCTTGCGGCGCACGTCCATGCCGTCGATGGCTTGGAGAGCAACATAGATCTGGGCGGTCTGCGCCTTCTTCAGCTCAATGTCGGCGTACTCAGCAGCGGTAGGACTGTCGAGCGCAGCCCACTGAACAGTCACCATCAGCGGGTCAATGCCAAGCTTCGGCGCCACCTCTGACTTCATGACCAATTCGTGGTGGCGCTCAAGCATTGGCAGCACGTCTTGCTGTATTCCCTCAAGCGTCTCGCGGTAGCTTGCCTCCTCGTACTCACCCGATGCGCCGAAGCCCTTTGGCGAAGTGCCGAGCAGCTTGGTGGCCGGAACCTCACAGATGGCAGCATCAAGCTGGAACTGGGTCATGATCAGCGCGTCCATGTCGGCCAGGCTCGTATCGAACGTGCCGAACGACTCACCCTCCCCGTGAACCAGCATGCCGTGGTTGTCGCGCAGCTCTGCCATCTGAGCCATGTTTGCGCGCACCTGCTCAAGGTCTGCGCCATTCGAAGCCTGGAACGTGTTCATGCGCTTGGTCATGGCAAGGATTGGCGCTTCGTTTGCCGTGCGCTCAGATGCGTACACGCGCTCGTAGATGCGCTGGGGAACAGACACCCCGCCGAACTGGTAGGTGGCCTTGAGGAAGTCAACAACCGGATACGGGATATACACGCAAAGGTGGCTGCGGTGAATCATCTGCTCGCGAACCATGTAGAACTCAGGCTCGTAGAAGCCCATGCTCATCGGGTCGTTGATGTTCGACTCTGCGAGCTGCGGGACAATCCACTGGGGATCGATCTGGCTAATGCCCTTGTAGGTGCCGGGCTTCACGCCGTCGATGTTGAAGGGCAGCTTGTAGTATTCCGGATTTGTTGACTCGACCACGAACAGGGCGACGCGCACGCCATACACCCGGCCAAACTGAATGAACTCACGCAAGGATTTATTTATTCCCATGCGCCGATCAATTTTACCTATCAGGTCGATGGCCTTCTCTGCTTGGCGTAATGCTGCCTTTTGCTCTTCCTCGTCATCCGTATCGGGTAGCTCGCAATCGACCTCATAGCCTTGCCTGATGGCGTCCTTGGCTGGCATGGAGCAGGCCTTATCAATCAGCCAGTGTTGGGCAAGGATCGCGCAGTATTGGTAGCCAATAAATGACTGCGCGGCGTACCAAGATCCGACCGATTCAGGGATTCCTCCCCATGCGCCCTTGAGAGGGAATCGCTCGCCAATGGACTCATCCATGGCTGCCGCGCCGTTTGGCTGCGGGAATTTCACATCGAAGTGTTTTGCCGGAACCAAAGGCCCGAGATCCGCCGAATACATCCCGCGCTTAGGCTGCTCCACATCCGTGGCCGGGGTTTGCTTTTTGCTGAATGGCCACATGTGGCGCTCTCCTGAAGTTGATTAGCCCCAAAGGCCCTTGCTCTTGCGCATCAGTGGCTCGACCGAATATCGCAATGAGTCGATAAAGTGGTTGAAGTCATCGACCGGCTTATTGGTCGCCTTGCCTTCTTTGTCCAGCGCCCAGCTGTAGTTATTGAACTCGGTCATGAACTCCACCAGGTGCGCGTTAACGATTATCTCGTACTCGCTCAGGAAGTCGATGCCGGCGCTGATCGAATCCTTGCCCTTGGCCGCGCCTACGACCTTCACACCCTTACCGCTGATGTAGTCGATGGACTTAGGCTCGGAGCTGTCTGCAATCGTCCTGTGCTTGTGCGCGCCCATCTCCTTGATCGAATCCGCGATCTTGGCGTTGCTCATGCCCTTTTCATAGAAGCCATCATACACATAGATCTTCTTGGCTACTTGGTCAACGTAGGATTGACAGAAGGCCGATGGGTCATTGGTGTATCCGAAGTCGAGGCCTTGCACGCATTCAAGCCCGGCGATCTCTTCAGGTCGGATCAGCCGATGGTTGACGTGATTGAAGATCAGGCCTTCAGCCGTACCCCAGTTGCCAAGTGCGTAGATGTTGTAATAGCGCGGGTTCGTCTTCTTCTTGTTCTCCATCACCATCTTGTATTCGGCGTCGATGAACGCGTTATCTAGGTAGGTGGTGTGCAAGGTGAATACGCCCTGCATCGGATCATCAAAGAAGATCTTTTTAATCCAGTGCTGCTCGCTGATCGGGTTTAGGGTGAGGATGATTTGCTTTAGGCATCCGTGCTCACCCCGTAATCGAAGGTCAAGCTGCTCAAAGTCTTCCTGTGTCAGCTCGGTGGCCTCTTCGCACCATATGGAAGTCACGCCCTCGATGGACTTCAGCTTCTCAACGTCATCAAGCCCGCTGAACATGAACTGCGAGCCGTTCGGCTTGTAGATGATGGTCTTGTCAGTGAGGTTTACATCGAACTCGCTGGTGAGCTTCCAGCGGCTTATGAGGTTACGCATCAGCGTGAAGACCGAGCGCTTGATGGTTCGGTCAACCTTCCGGATGATCAGGAAGTTATGATGAATGCCTGACTCTTTGAGGATTCGGTACAGCAGCTTGCGCGCGACGATGTGCGACTTCCCGGAACCAGCTCCTCCCCACGCCACCTGATACCGACTCTGATCCACGAACAGCGGCACGAACGCTGGCGACTTGTCCTTGACGTGCTTGCGGAATGAGGCGAGGTCTACCATTCTTCTTTGCCGCTATCCACTACGCGAAGCTCTGTTTCGGTTTTTGCTACGGTCACAATGTCGTAAGCATCGCGCTCAAGGCCGATAAGCGTCTTCAGGGTTTCGCTTAAATCCTTGGCGGTCTTGGTTCGCGATGGAAGCGAACCGATTCGGTTGGCCAGCTCAAGAATCTTTGCTGATGTATCCGATTCATCATCACCCGATTCATTAAGCTCGCGGATCATGTCGCGCAGTGTTGATTGCTCATCACCCAAATCCTCAAGGTCATCGAACAGCTTGTTAACGATCCGTAGTGCCCGCGCCGCATGCTCCTTGTGCCCCATTCGAATGTCAGCAATGCGCTGAGCAGCACCCTCAACAAGTACCTTTTCGGTCAGTACGGTGTCTTTGCGTACTTCCTTGCGTACCTCTTCCCTGCGTACCAGATCATCAGCACGGGCTTTGATCTTCCCTGCAAGGTCTCGCGTCCAGTCGTCACGTTTGGCGCGCTTACGGATGGCGCCCTCTGTAACCCCGCCCGCCTTCGCCATCTCACGAAGCGTCAGGATGCCTGCCCGGTAGTCGAGTTCGATGCGCTCCCAGTCGGTAGGCTTCTTTTCTTCGGTCATGCGGTTATTCCTTGTTCCACCCGCTCATGCGCGCAATCTCTTCGACGCGAGCAGCCTTACGCTTTGCCCGCCCCGCCGAGAACGTCAGGCCAGTAGCAGCAGACACCCACCACACAAAACTGATCATCGACCCGCCATCAACCGGATATGCCTTCACTGCCATTACGAAGCAGGCGAATGCCATCAGATACCAGATCCATGTGGCGTTGCGGACTTTCGAGTAATTCTTGTTCCATGCCATTTTGAATACCCTCTTGCTGGTTATTGGCCGTGTTTGGACTAGTTTAGCTTATTATTGGATTGATTTGGTATCTGGTCATTTAGCCAGCTATCCCGATCTTAGGGCGTAAAAAAACCCCAGGTTTTAATCTTAGGCTTAGTCCGAACTCTTAGCTGTCGGCGCTTCTGACTCGACTTATTCGCGAATTGTCAGCTTGTTTCCGTCTCTCCGGAATGTCACGTGCGCATTAGCCTTGCGCGAAAGGTATTGCTCTGGAGCGGGTAACGGGAGTCGAACCCATCACGCGAAGCTTGGAAGGCTTGCTGCAAACCTTATGCTTACCCGCTAAACTGGTAGGCCCGTAGGGGCTTGAACCCTCTTCCCCCGGTTATGAGCCGGGCGCAAGCTGGTTATTCGTCCAGGCCGATTAGCATTGATTCTTTGCGCCCTTCCCGCTCAAGTTTCCGCGCCACGCTTTCGCTGATTTGATAGATGTGTCGCGGAGGTGTTAGGAATGCAATCGCCCCGTCCTTTCCCAGCGCATGCAGGTGGTGAATCATCAAGGTAAGCGCTTCACCTTGCTCCTCAAGCTCGGACCATTCCATAAGATCGGCCAAGGCCTGCTTTGTCCCCTGCCTAACCCGTAGTCTAAGCTCTTCCTCATTCAGCGCCTTGCGCTTCTCAGCAGACTTCGCGGATCTCTCCTTCTGGGTCATCGGCGCCTTCTTCTTTCCGATCCTGGCTACGGAGATCATAGCGAATCATCCTTGCAGATATTTTCTGCCCATTTGGTCGGCGAGCTGCAGCGGATCACCTGGTTGATTACCGGCCGGCAGCGGGCGGCCACCTTGTCGCGGACGTTGTGCGCCGTGGCGCGTATCGCCTCATCAGTACCGTGCAATCGGTAGGCGAGCATCAGTATGAGAATGGCATCCATCATGCTGTAGGGGTTTGTGCGCTTTGGTAGGTTCATTTTTCAATCCGCTTGCTGGAAGGTCGAGGTGTGATTGTCGGCGCCGGCTGGCAACCCGAGTGCTTATGCGTTTCACTTTTTTACCGCCGAGAAAACAATGCCATTCAGATCAATCAGACGGTTCATCCTGTAGGCACCCATGCCGAGCTGCTTAAAGGCCTTGCTCTTACTGAGCCCTATTTCTGCCAGGGCCTTGATGCGCTCAACCATCAGGCGGTCAGCCTCTGGATCGTTTCGAGTCACCCTGCGGCTGTTCGGGTGCGTTCCCGAGGCCTGCTTTGGTGTTATCGAAAACTTCCTGCATATGCCGGCCACGCGCTCGTAGGAAATGCCCAGCTCCTTTTGGATTTCCGCCCGATTCATATCTGGCGCAAGCGCTCGGATCTTATCGGCCAGTGCGCGCTGCTTGATTTCTTCTTTCGACAGACTTGGCTCTTTCCGTGACGGCATCGGAACATATCGGAATTCAGAGCCGATAACCTCCACCTTTCCGCCATGACTGAAGAACTCTTTTTTTGCCCGGTCAAGGCTGCTCTGGCGATCCTGGCTGAGTTTTATTTGATTTTGCATTATCAGGCCCTGCTGTTGATGTGGTTGGCCGGGAAGACCCCGGCCTTAAATTGATTTAACGCATCAAAAAGGCAAATCATCGTCAAATCTGTCGAAGTCAGGAGCAGGCTGCTGCGCTTGCTGCTGATGCGCTTGGCGCTGCTGGGGCGCCGGACGCTGGGCTTGAGGCTTGCTAGCTTCCGAACCAGGTGGAGCGCCTGCAAACTTGATAATGATTACCTTGCCGGTCAGCTTTACCCCATCGGTTCCGTCTGACTTTTTGTAGGTCTCGATATGAGCATCGTCGATGGTGAAGTACACCTGCTGGCCTTTGACCAGATACGGGGCCATAGCCTCCGCCTGCTTGCCCCACAATGTTGCGTCAACCCATTGCGTGGGGCGCTTTCCATCCTGCCCCTTGCGCCCGTATTCGCAAGCAATGGCAAGGTTTGCCACCGCATCACCGCCCGGAGTGAATCGAACCTCTGTATCGCGGCCAATGCGGCCAATGTCTGTTAGTTGTGGCATGTGAACTCCTTATTTGATTCGTAGTGAACTTTCGCCGCGCTGCAGTCGAGCCCATTCTGGTTCAGGTTGCAGCTCATGCTCTGCGTCCTCGCCCGCATCAATTCGCTTTTGGACTTCGGCATTCTTCTCGCGCAGATTCTTTAAGAAGTCCGCGATAGCCTTTTTGTCCGGAGTGGACGCAACCTTGACCGCGACGTACTCGTCAGGCACCGCATCATCGGAATCAATGACGACCGATTCTTTGCCGGCCTCCAGGGTGATGGTGAACAGCGGTCGTTTGATGGATTTAAGGTCGGCTGCCTCCATGTTCCGCTTGAGGTAATCGGTCAGGCCTTTGATGCTGTTGTTCTTGACCCGCTTCAGATCGGTCAGGCGATCAAGCTCTGACTCAATCGCCAGAACGTCGCCTTCGATGTTTCGGCGCAGCATGACAATAGCGTCTGCCTTATTGCCGAACTCGCCCTCGACACCTTGCATGGTGTCCTGAATGGCTTGCTTAAGGCCTTCGTCGTCCGTATCAAGCATTGCCGACAGTTCAAGCATTTGCTTGGTCATTGCGTAAAGCTGGCTCATTGCGGTTGCTCCACTTTGAATTTGGTTTCGGTCAGGGTTTTCAGCTCCTTGATTACCCGGCGCATACCCGCCTGATCCTTGCGAGCGGTTAGGATGCGGATTGCCGAATCGTGAATCTTGGTAGCCTCACGCAGCGACAGGGCGCCATTCATGGATTCAATCAGACCCTTGATGTAGGCGAGACGCTCAGCTTCTTGGCGGGCGATCTCAGCCTCTTTGTCCTCTGCATTCTCAATGGCCTCTTCGGCAATGAGCGACTGGACGTAATTCTGGTCATCGAACAGACCCAGGAACACGTCAGCGCTGAAGCCGAGCATTGAAAGCGACTTCTTGATCGCATCTGTCAATGACTTCTTGGGTGCCTCGCCATCGGTCGTCGTGCCGTACTTCGACTTGTACAGGTACTGGGTGCAGCCGTACTGCTCGAACTCGCCGCGCTGGCCATCTACAACGGCCCAGAACTTGATTTTAACGGTGTGGTTCAGTTCATAGCCGAGACTCACGCGCTTATCACCTTCACCGCTGAAAATCTCGGCGCCCTTATCGAATCGCTCTTCAAGGACAGTCCAGCCGAATCCGAAGCCTACAGGCCCGAAAACTTCAGTCGCCTTCATGATCATTGCCGTGCCGTTCAGCGCGGTAATTTGCTGGCCGCCGACCTTTGCGCTTTTGGTGTATCGGGTATCTGTCTTCTCGACCTGATCCCAAATTCGCATGTTCGGTTTTGGCTTGAACATATCGTCAGTCATTTCAGATGCCCTCCCGAGCGCCATTCTGCTTTTGTGGCCAGAAGTCGAAGGCGAATGCGGACAGGGCCATATGTACGTTGTTTGCGCGCTCGCGGCCCGGCTGGCGAAGTTCGTCTTTCAGGTAGCACCATTGCAGCTCGCCGTAGCTGTAGCTGTTCTTGTTCGTGACGTGGTCTGCTTCGATCTCAGCACCAAGAGAATCAAGGAAATCAGCCTGCTGACCACAATGCATAGCCCAGAATGCTTTTGCCAAAATCTCAGGAGTGATCTGAACTTCGAAGCCCTCGGCTACGGTTAAAACTACTGGCGTATTTTGATTCGACATTTCCCTTCTCCCACAAAAAAGCCCTTTGATTGTTCGCTGGTTAGACTCCGAAATTGGCCTGGATCGACGGCAAGTCAACCAATCCCGGAACAGCGAACATCAAAAGGCTCTATTAGCCGTCGATCCTGATTTGTCTTCGAGGTCTAACACTCTCCAACAGGGCGAACTATACGAAACAAACAGTCCGCCGTAAACCTGTAAATTCATCCAGCTACACGATCAGCAAGACCATAAAGCATGACCAAGACAACCCAAAACAAGGTCGCGTACAGGCCGCCTCGAAGTATCGCTAGGCGGCGGAGTTTTTGGCGGCTCATGACTCCGCCTTTACGGTTCGATCAATCTTGTTCCAGCGCTTTACGACTGCTGATTCAGAACAAGCATGCTGAACCTTGAATTCACAGTCGCAGCACTGAACCCAGCTTCCACCTTGAGCGCTATCAACATCAAGATCGGTGCTATTGCATTCAGGACATGGCTTTGGATTATGCTCTTTCATCACTTATCCCTCTTGTAAGTGCGCCCCTGGTGCTGGCCGCGCTTTTGTGTGCCATCGCACATGACAATGCGTAGGTCTGCGCCTCGGGCCATGCGAGTGGCCGTTGCGAGTTCTTCGGTGATCTTGAAGCCTTGCGATTGAAGGCTGGCTACTGTGAATTGCTGGGGCTTGGTCATGGCATGGATTTCCCGATCTCTGCTGCGGCCATTAAGATGGCCCGGCGCATTTGCTCGGCCATGTCCTTACTATCTCGAAACACAGTAATTCCGGGTATTTCATGGCGCCTTGAATTAACGCTACACCCATCGCCAGCATGATTTCCGGGAATCACTTCTAGCCGGAGATATGCCGCCAGTCGAAACGCATCTCCATCGTCATTAATCGGGTTCCACCATCCAACAAGGCATGGACCATTTTTTCGCGTAGCTACTCCATTTACCCCATAGCCTTCTGGCTTGATACCTGCAGCCTTTGCCGCCATTTCCAACAATTCACGATCATTCATTTTCTCAATTCCACTGTCCGCACGCCACCCTGAAGCGTCACAGCAATGCGGATAGGCATGGCTGATACGTTGATGTAAGCCGGAAGGCCTAGCGCCTCATGCAGAGGCACGGAAGAGCTTGAGTAGTGCGGCATTGACTCGACTTGTTCGTCGATCAGGGTTTTGATTGCTGGAGTTGTCATTTTTCCACCTGCAGGCGATATCCGTAGTCGTAAAGTTCAGCGAAAGGAAAAGTGTTGCAAGAGCCTACGAGGCGCTGCATTTCCTTGATGGCGGCGTCACGCTTTTCGGCTGCGATCTGTTCGGGGGTTCGAATTAATCTGAATTGATCACTTGCGCCAAGCACCACTTCGTTTTCAGCCTGAGCAATCGCAACAAAATCACCTTCCTCCTTTCCGTGCGCAATGATTGAAACTTTAGCCCATCCATTTCTTGTTATTCCTTTCCACTCACAATCCATACCAACCGGCGGAAGCCCTTCGCCATCCCATTCCGGCTCAGCCTGGATTGGGACATAACAATGGGAAGAGGGATTATTCAAAATAATCCAATCGCCGTCCGCATATCCAAGCAAGTAACTGCCATACATCTTGCGGAATGACGTACCGCTTGATTCGGTGTAAGTATGCGTTGCACCTGCTGGAATCTTGCTCATAAGTATTTCTCCCGGGACTTGGTGAATTCTGCATCTTGCTTTTTGTAGATCGCATTCTGGCGCCTCACAAGAGGGTCATATTCCTCAAGGCTGATAACCCCGCAGGAGTGCGCCATTTCAATTGCCATCGACAGCTCAGCGTGGACTACGGCCGAGGTATCCCCAGCCTCCAGCAGCTTGAAGCGTGACTCGATGATCTTCATTGCGTTGTCGTGGTTGCTCATAGGTCGCCGCCGTAGTCGTTATCTGGTGGATCGAAGTCATCGAATGCTTTCTGTCGGCGCTCTTGCTCGGTCAGCCCATCATCCATTTCTTCAAGTCCATCATCGTTTGGCTCAAGCCACCGATCGTATTCAGTCATCACAACCCCCTTACTTAGGCTGGTGCTTAGCGCGCTCGGCCATCATAGCGAGTGCGATGCCGTAACTGCGAAGGGCAAGCTGCTTATCGCCGAGCGGATCGTTAAATGATCCAGAAGCCATTGCCTGCATTGCCGCAATCGCGAAGTCATCCAGCAGGTCGCTGTCGTGGCTGGCTGGGCGGTCAACCACCTCAACCGATGGCGCTGGATCAACTGGAGCATGGAACAGCTGAATAAGCGCGTCGAACTCGACCGGCGATGTAACGACACCTTTGGCGTTGTGGCAGAAAGCCTTCCAGCCTCGGTCAGTGATGTTCTGCACCTGAAGAGATTGCCAGTCGCCTTTCCCGTCACGGCACTTGAAGCCGCGAGCCTCAAGGAACTTTCGGAAGGCTGGGATTTCTTTGGTGATCATCTTAGATTGTATTTTGGTCATTTAATTTCCCCGATTTGGTCAATTACAAAACAGTCCAGAGTGTCCAGGCCGTGTAGATGGTCATGGCGACAAGTGCGCCGATTAGTGCTGCTGCTGACTTATTCATATTTCACCAGAACCCAAACCAAACGCCGGTTCCGTGAATAATCGCCACCGGAAAGAACAGAGCTCCAGCAATCAAAAACCCCCAGCGGTCATCAGTAAAACAAACAACCAGATGTGTAAGCCACGACCCGATCATCCAAACAAAAATCATAAGACCGAATAAAGATTGCATTTTTTATTTCCTTTTAACTAAGTGTGATTAGGCAGGCTGCTAGCGCCGACCATGCAATAACGCTTGCGAAGATCCAGGCGAAGATTGCGCCGCCTGAGCCGGGTTCCTGATATTCGATTTTGGTCACGATGCTTCTCCTTGTAATTTCCCCGTCAGGCCCTGTCGCCAAGGCCTGCTATGAAAATTCAAGATTGTTTCTGTCGAGTTGTTAAAGAGCGGTTGGTGCGGTGTTCGTGTTGCTTGGGACGAACTATAGACATGGAAAATCAGGACGTCAACACATTTAATTAACTAATATGCTTGCGTATGAGTAACCATCCATATAATCTTGCTTCACACAAACGGGCTACATAAGGGCCAGCAATATGAACGTAGGTAAAAGCATCAAGGTCGCTATGGCCATGAAGGACATGAACCAGCAAGACCTTGCAGGGCGAATGAAGGTATCGAAGCCATACATCAGCCAGCTCGTCGGCAAGGAGCATGCTGGCGTTGGAACGATTGTTTTGCTGGCCGACGCCTTCGGGATGAAGGTCAGCGAGTTCCTGGCTCTGGGAGAGGACTGAATATGAATATCCGCAGAGCAAAGCCAGGATTCAGCGTGGCGCCCGCATCAAAGCGGCAAGAGTACGAACGACGCAAGCGTGAGTGGGTCGAGAAGAATGGATGGACTGGCGAGGCTGAGTATCAAGCAGCCCTTAAGAAAATCTGCGAAGACTTGGGGCTGTAAATGAGCAGCTGGGTGAAGGTATCTCGCAAGCTGCTGACTAGCGCTATAGGTGCGAAGCCCGAGTACCTGGCCGTATGGATGCATCTAATCCTGTCGGCTTCCTACAAGGCTGGAGACGTCCTTGTCGGGCATCAGGTAATCACTTTGCAGCCGGGCCAATTGGTGTTCGGGAGGATCAAATTTTCACAGCAAATTGGGGTGTCAGAACACACTTTGAGGATGGCTCTAAAGGCTCTAGAAACCCTCCAGCAAATCACCATCAAATCACACTCGAAATTCTCAGTGATTACAGTGACTAACTGGGCAAAGTACCAGACTGACTCACCAGCAAATCACCAGCAAACAACCAGCAAGACACCAGCAAGCCACCACAATAAAGAAGTACTAGAAATACAAGAAGAAGATCTTCTTCCCAAACCGGCTGACGCCGATCCGGATGAGGATGGGAAAAGCGGTAATGAGAAAGTGAAAGCAGCACCGGTTCCATTCGCTGCGATCTTCGACCTGTACAGCGAGATCCTTCCAGCGCTTCCACAGCCAACGCTACGGAACGACGCAAGGAAGACGGCTATCAGGTGCAGGTGGCAATCGGACGATAAGTTTCAAAACCTGGAGTTCTGGCGGAGGTTCTTCGATTACATCAAAGGCAATGCATTTTTGACTTCGATGAAGGGTGCGAGCTTCGATTGGTTTTTGAAGGCTGCGAACTTCAACAAAATTATTGACGGGAATTATGACGATGCGTGATCCATACAGCCTTGAAGCAGAGCACGGCCTGCTAGGCGCACTACTGAAACGACCTGAGCTTGTCGACTTGCTATCGTCCGATCTGAAGTCCACCGATTTCAACTGGGGACAGAACGCAGAGATCTACCGGGCGATCCTTGCCATGGCGTCCGAGCGCAAGCATATCGATCATGTGACCGTCGCTGAAAGCATCGGTACCTTGGAGAACGGCGAATCGGCAATGGCGTATTGCATCGAGATTTCGATGAACACTCCATCGACTGCCAACGCCCACTCATACGCCAACGTGATCCGAGAGCGCGCCATTGACCGCCAGCTGATCGCATCTGCCCAAGTCATACATGAGATGGCCTACAGTACCCAATCGACCGCAGAGAAGGTTGCAGCGGTTCAGGCTGAGGTTCTTTCGATCGACAGCGACTCAGCAACGCCTGATGTGCTCGACGTTGCCGATGTGATGCGCGGCCACGTCGAAGAGCTTCAGCGCCGTGAAGACCTTGGCGGCCGAATGGATGGATTAGGTACCGGCATCAAGAAACTGGACGATGCAGTCTGCGGTATGAAGCCGGGCCAACTGATCGTTGTTGCCGGCCGAGCCAAGATGGGTAAGACCACATTCGCCATGGGCCTTGCTCGCCACGTCGGAATCCGAGAGAACAAGAAGGTTTTGATCGTAAGCCTTGAGATGAGCAAGGGGCAACTCATGGATCGAATCCTGGCAGCAGAGGGGACAATCCCGCTAAACAGCCTGAAGGATGGTACCGCTGGCGCCAAGTACGGTTTCGAGCTTACGGCGGCATCTGGTATCGCAATGCGATCGGGACTGCGCATATCCGATCGCCCCGGACTTACGATCGGCCGTGTCCGTGCAATGGCTCGGCGCCAGAAGCGAATGGGCGGCCTAGACATGCTGATGATCGACCACCTTGGCTTGCTGGACGGCGAAGACCCGCGCATGAACTCTCTGCAAAAGGTCAGCGAGATCACACGGCAGGCCAAGTTGATGGCGAACGAGCTGCAGGTACCTGTGATCTTGCTGTCCCAGTTGAACCGGGCGCTTGAGCAGCGACCGAACAAGCGCCCAATTGCCTCCGACCTTCGGGATAGCGGATCGATCGAGCAGGACGCGGACATTGTGTTGTTCGTGTACCGTGACGAGGTTTACCACCCGGACACAGAAGACAAAGGGGTTGCCGAGATAATTATTGGAATTGGTCGAGATATTGAGGCCCAAACCGTAAGAGTCGGATTTGAAGGCCAGTACAACCGATTCGTTGACTTAGATCACAACTGGCGCCCACCAGAGCGCAAACAGGAAGACGAGCCACAGCGAAAACCACGAGGAATCAAGTTTTGAAAAAGCGAAACTGGATCGTCCAAGTCCCCGGCCACAAGCCATTCCCGATGGTGGTAATGGATGGCCCGCTAACCCAGTCCGAGGCGCTGATCGAGGCGCGGAAGATCTGGCCTAATTGTTCCGTGAGTTGAGGTGAGATATGAGTGATTTGATGCGGGAAGAGTTTGAGGCATGGTGGAGCTCGACTCCAATTCTTGGCGAGAACAAGAGGACTATCGCTGAAAAGGCATGGCAGGCCTCGCGGGAGTGCCTGGTGATTGAGCTGCCAAAATCGAGAATACGAGCAGGAAGCGCATACATCGCCAGTTGTGAATCCGCCATCCACGCAGCAGGAGTTAAATACAAATGAGCGCCGGACTTGAGAGTCCAGAAAACATTGCATTTGTAATTGGGGCTGGCGCTGGCGCTCTTTTCACATATACGTGGTATCGAATTAAGGAGATTTTCAAATGAGCGACCATAGCGAATTGAAGAAGGCGGCCTTGCGCGTGGTCGAGATCGAGTCAAGTGAAGGCGAATCAATCAGTGACGCATGGGAGGATTTCGAATCTGCCGCAAACCCTGCCGCCGTGCTGGCGCTGATTGCCGAGGTTGAAGGCTTGCGCGCCCAGCATGGCAGTGACAGTGCAGAACTTCGCAGCTTGTGCCAGGCCCGCGATGATGCGAGGAAAGAGCGCGATCAGCTCAAGGCAGAGGTCGAGCGCCTAACCACCGACAACTCAAGTCTTCGCGGGAGCTGCGCCAAGTTGGGCGCCGAGCATGCCGGGATGGTTCGCCAGATCAAGAAATTAAAAGGATCCAAGCCATGACCATGCGATCCCACATCCCGCGCCCAGACTCATGGCATTCCGAGAAATCAATGTGCGCAGAGTGCAATCGAAAGCGTAGCTCGGGGAATCACGCGAAGTGCAGCAAGGCGCGGCAGGATCGGTTTGCGGCGGAGAATTCAAAATGAGCCTGCCATCGTTCCCGCTGCGCACGGAGCAGGATCGGGCGCGAGCAATCCAGATCCTGCACAAAGTCGACCTGACCCAAGGCATCACATGGACGATGCGCGAGGAAGTCCGCAGTGATGCGCAGAACCGCAGGATGTGGGCAATGCTGCGAGATGTATCAAAACAGGTCGTGTGGCACGGCAAGAAACTGTCTGACGAGGACTGGAAGCACGTTTTCAGCGCTTCCGTGGAGCAACAAAGGGCAGTGCCAGGGCTAGACGGTGGATTCGTCGTGCTGGGCGTCTCAACGCGCAAGAAGAGCAAGAAGTGGTTTAACGATATGTTTGAGGTGATGGAGGCTTTCGCGGCAGAGCATCAGGTTAAATTCCAGACGGCGGATCACTGGGGGATTTGCGAATAGCGCTTTACCGATGCGCCAGAATCGGTATACTCAGCGAACGGGTGTAGTAGCCCAGCGTTTATGGATCGAGGGTTAACAAGGTTTAAGAGTGTGCCGTTCCTGTTGGATTGAGTTCCCCCTCGATCCAGATCCAACAGGTCTACTACCGGCATACCCTTAAGCCTTTTTTTGTGGGTGAAAGAAAATTGAAATGGTTGAGGTTAATACCTGCGAGTTAGTTGGCCCGGCATTGGATTGGGCCGTGGCAAAAGCCGATAAAAAAAAGATAGATGACTCTCGCGGAAAAGAATTGCGCATCGACGTGGCTCCCGGCCTGCAATCTCCTTGGATTCCAAGTGTGAACTGGAGTCAAGGAGGCCCGCTGATTGAGAAGCACGGAATCCGTCTTGACCGCTCCACCAATGGATATAGCTGGTATGCGGGATGGATGATCTCAGATGCCGGCTGGAATGCACGATACGAAATGATCGACGGAGAAGGTGATGAGAGCGGTATAAGCTCTCCTCTAGTAGCGGCATGCAGAGCGATCGTAACCGCTAAGCTTGGCCATGAAGTCAGCGTTCCAAAGGAGCTGATGCAATGAGCCTCGTAACCAGCAGCGCCATCACGATGAGCAGCCAGCAGATTGCCGATCTGGTAAATTCTCGGCATGACAAGGTGAAGCAATCAATAGAGCGTCTTGTTGCTCGCGGCGTTATCGCCCAACCCCCAATGGGGGATGGAGCCAAGTCAGGCAATGGCGTGGTGTCCCGCGAGTATCTGGTCTGCAAGCGTGACAGCTTCGTAGTGGTCGCCCAGCTTTCCCCTGAGTTCACCGCGGCGCTGGTTGATCGCTGGCAGGAACTGGAAAACGGTCAGCCGGCAGCGTTACCTAAGTCGTTCGCCGACGCCCTGCATGTGACAGCAGAGCCACGACGACAAGGGCGTAAGATCGTTGGCTTCTCGTTCACGATCACGAAAAACGATCAGATGGCACTAGAACTATAGGGGGTTGCACATGGCTTGGCACACCATCAAGGAAGCGCAACAACTGACTGGGAAAAGCCGGCGGACACTCTATAGGGATATGGCTGTAGGTCGTCTATCTTGGGAGCCTGATGGCGAAAACGCTAGACGTTTGGAAACCTCAGAATTGATTCGAGCCTACGGCGCTCTGAAACCCTTGGCACAGCCTGATAGCGAAAAATCGGCACACGCTGACACTAGCATTGGCACATCTGATTTGGCATTGATTTTGACTGAGTTAAGGGCGCTACGAGAAGAAGTAGCTGAGTTGCGCCAAACTATGCGGCTAATAGAGCACAAGCCAGATACGACACACGAGGCACACGAACTGGCACAACCCGATAAAGTCCAATCTGCGGCACTAGATCAAGTGCCAGAAGAAAAGAAAGGTAGCTGGTGGACCCCTCTAGTACGGCCATTTACAAGCAAATAATCGCTATGCCAATGGCACAGATGCATTAACTAATCAGCGCATTGAAAAACACACCACAGTGGTGCACAGTGGTGCATATAACTTTATGGTCGCCAACTCATGCAAAAGCAATCTGCGAAACCAGAGACAGGCAAAAGCGTCCGAACATCTGTAAGCATGCCGCCAGAGCTGCATGAAACCCTTGAGCGCATGGCCAGAGACAAAAAAGTCTCGGTTGCTTGGATCATTCGAGATGCAGCAGAAAAGTACGTAAACGAACAATGGCCACTATTAAAACAAGAGAGCGCATGATGGCTACTCGCCCTAACAGCCCAGTTTTTTACGAGTTCTTCGCAGGCGCAGGCATGGCTCGCGCCGGTCTTGGCAACAAGTGGCGGTGCGCCTTCGCCAATGAGTTTGATCACAAAAAGAGCGTCATCTACCAAAAAAATTGGAAACCACAAAATGTCCTGAAGGTCGCGGACGTTGGCACTCTAACTACTCAGGACGTGCCGGATGTAGCCGATCTAGTGTGGGCCTCTTTTCCCTGCCAAGACCTATCTTTGGCAGGAGCAGGGGCAGGCCTAAAGGGGAACCGCTCAGGCACCTTCTGGCCCTTCTGGCGACTCATGCAGGGGCTAATTGAAGAAGACCGCGCACCCAAACTGATAGTGCTGGAAAACGTGTGCGGGACCCTAACTTCACATAACGGCAAAGATTTCGACGCAATCTGCTCAACCTTCGTTAAGGCTGGCTACTTCTTTGGTGCCGTGATCGTTGATGCAGTTCATTTCGTACCTCACTCACGGCCTCGGCTGTTTGTTATAGGTGTGCGCGATGAGCTTGCCCTGACAACAGCAAACATCACCAGTGACGCACCATCAGCCATCTGGCACACGAAGGGCCTACTAAACGCCTATGAGAAGCTCTCCGACGAGGCCCGTAGCAAATGGTTGTGGTGGAGTCCCCCAGAACCATCTAAGCGCAAAGCGATTTTTGCGGACTTGATCGAGGAAACACCCGAAGGAGTCGAGTGGAACACTCCAAGTGAAACTGCAAAATTACTGGCCATGATGAGCGATAAAAATCTTGAAAAGGTGAACGCGGCGAAACGTAAAGGGCGGCTTATGGTCGGTGCCATATACAAGCGGACGCGCCGCGACGCGCTCGGCGGCAAGGTTCAGCGCGCCGAAGTTAGATTCGACGATATTGCTGGGTGCTTACGCACACCATCTGGGGGCTCAAGCCGGCAGGTTATTCTTATCGTTGACGGTGACAATGTGCGCTCACGCCTGATCTCTCCTCGTGAGACGGCACGACTGATGGGGCTGCATGATAGTTATGAGTTGCCGAAAAATTATAATGAGGCGTATCACCTGACGGGTGACGGCGTTGCCGTTCCTGTTGTTAGGCACCTAGCTAAGCACATTTTTGAACCTCTACTGGCCGTACAGACAGCATCAAAGGTAGCCGCATGAGCGTAATTCCATGCCAACAAAACGCTGAACTGAAGGTAAAAATCGTCGAATTTGCAGAGGTTCTTAAAACCGAATCCCACAAGCTCGGGAGCCATGGGCTAAGCGAAAACGAATTTTACAATAGCGGCCTATTTCGCGGTGCCGTCGAGCGCATCCGTGGCCAATTCTCAGCCACGATGAGCGAAAAGCGGGATTTTGTGCGGCACATCCTGAACCACATGCAAGATGGCGGATTCATCAAAAACTGGGACTCGTCCGGCTCTGACAATCGGCATGACTACACCGTGACGATGCCCACGGCCAGCTAGTAGACGCCTACGTACTTGAATGGCTTGGGAATGACGGGATTGTTAAGGGGGTGTCGAGATGAAAGTGTTCATTACAAAATATGCACTGACGTCAGGTATTTTTTCGATAGAGGCGCAGATAAAACGAGATATGGCCTTTTATAAAAGGCCGACCGGATCATTTACAGAGCACGCGGGTAAAAATGAATGGTTCTCATGCCAAGATAAGGCCTTGGAGCGAGCCGAAGAGATGCGAATTGCAAAAATTAAGTCTTTGGATAAGCAGATTAAAAAGTTGTCTTCTATGAAATTTGAGATGACTCATGAATGACAAACCAAAGGGTCGCCCTTGCGCGGCCTGCGGTTCGCCGCTTTCGGATCTGCGCAGCCAGTTCGTGCGAATCTGCTCTAATGGGAAGTGCGGGAAAACCGAACAATGGAATTTAGATCCGGGTCAGGCTCCTTTGCTGGGTGAGTCGCGGGATAGGGGGATGCAGTGATGGATAGTATGTTTTTGTGTGGCGGGTGCAGGCTACAGCGTCCCGAGAGTGCTAAATCTAATGCCGAAGAAAGAGGGTTCCTCGGTGGTATTTACTTATGCAAGTCTTGCGAAAGCCTATCAGAAAAAAGAAGGTCAAAAGACCATGCTCACTCCGAGAAGTTAAGCAAGTCCGAAGCCATACAAGCTGGGAATCCTTACTACTGGACTGGCAAGAAGTGTAATAAGGGGCATGAATCATTTAGATATGTGGTGGGAGGATCCTGTGTTTCTTGCGAAAAGATACGAAGCGCCAAAAAAGGCTGTGAAGCTCTTCCTGCAGGGATGAACACTTTAAAAAGGTCGTCCGCTCAAGAGGCGGTCGAGCTTAGAAGAATGGGGCGGGAATTAAACGGGTATGATCTGTGATCCAGAAGCCTCCTCGCCCCAAGAAATGCCGAAACCCGGCGTGCGGACAGACCTTCACGCCGCAACGCATGGGGCAACACGTCTGTAGTCCATTGTGCGGCCTTGCGATCAAGGATGTGAATCAGGACAAGGCCAAGAAGGCGATGGCTCAAACGGAGCGCCTGGAGCACAAGTCGGCGAAGGATAAGGTTAAGCGGAAGGGTGATCATGCGAAGGAGGCGCAGCAATCGTTCAATGCCTGGATTCGCCTGCGCGACCACGGACTGCCGTGCATCTCGTGCGGCACCACGGCAGATGTTCAATACGCAGCCGGGCATTACAAGCCATCAGGAAGCAATCCGGCGCTGCGCTTTGAGCCGCTGAACGTCCACCTACAGTGCAACCGCAACTGCAACATGGCGAAGTCGGGAAACCTCGGGCCGTATCGAATCGAGCTGATCAAGCGGATCGGACAGGACAAGGTTGATTGGCTGGAGGGGCCGCATGATCCGAAGCGCTACACAGTCGAAGATTTTCAGGCCATCAAGAAGCACTACCGGGCGCTTGTCCGGGAGATGAAAAAGCAGATGTGAAACCGCGCCACGGTTTACGATATAAGTAAAAACGTGGCGCGTCTTATTTTGATGGGGCGCTGCGCTTCTTCAGTTCGGCCCGGCAGAATTGAAGGAGTCGGTATTGCTCGGAAAGGCCACGCTCAAGGGCGAGATAAGTTCGCGTAGAAGCGGCGTCAAGTTCGGCGGCTCCACTTCCAGCTCCGCTGGCATCGGTTCCGGCTCCGGGCACACCAGCGGGACACTTGGCCTTGATGTACAGCCGCTCAGGGCCAGCAGTAACGCGGCGCTCAAGATCGTCAATTTCACGATTGGCTTTCTCCTTTTCGGAAAGGTAGGTGGCGCGGATTGATTCGGTATCTGCGCGGGACTGGATCAATTTGCTGTTGATGGCGCCCACGGCTTCGACGGTGGCGTTAGCGGATGCAAGGCTGATCTCTTTAACGTCAGTTTCCCATCGAAGCCCCTGAACGTACCACGCAGCCAGGAAAGCCGACAATGCAACAGCGGCGTACCGGATCATACCGACAGCCCGAACTTCCATGATGCCGGCCACTTGTCTGGATGTGGTCGTCCGGGGCGCCATGTGCGCGCATACATGGCCCATCCGTCAGCCTCGTTGATTGGCAGCTTGCCCGAGTCAGTCCACATCAGCAGCCGGCAAAATGCGGCGGCCAGAACATCATCGGTCTCTAGTGCCTCCCACACAGTGCGGCGCACAAACGGAACTCCTCGGGCATGGCATACCGATCGGGCGAGTTCGGAAGTGGCTTTGTGCTCCATGACACCCTTGACGCCGCCGCCTTCTTCAAACTGCCAGTAGCCACGGGCCGGCCCATTGCCGTACTGGCGACGGACAAGATAACCGGACTCCTGCTGACCGATAGCTGCCTGATTGATCCGGGCGTATGGAGAATCCATTTTAAGCGGAAGCAGCTTGTACGATTCGTTTACAGCGTCTTTTGGATAAGGCATTGATGCAGATCCTCGCGCATGCTTTTCAGTTGCTTGTTCAGCACGCGGGCGTGCCGAGCATCAATGTTTTTGATAGTCTCGGCGTGCATCTCGGTGACTTTCACAAGGTTATCTTGAAACTTCATAGAGGCCATCGAATAGCCGAAGCCTACAGCCAGGGCAATGGCAAGACCTGCATAGCAAAGGAACAAGCGGCGCTCCTTCGCTCTGCCTTCAGGGCTGCTACTATGGGGCGATTGATCGGACATTTTGACCACCTGTAAATTTTCTGAGTTCAGTCTTAAGCTCCATATTTTCTTCGCGGAGCCGGGTTAGCTGCTCAAGCATGATTGAGTTTTGAGATTTCATCTCAGACTGGTCGAGAATGATTTGGTTCAGCTTGGCCCGGTACTCTTCAATCGCTTGCTCGGCCTTCTCGGCCCGCGCCTGCCATCTGTCCCGGTCTTCCGACAGAAGCGTTACCTGAGTGGTCTCAACCTTCTGAGACTGCACCCATTTATTCAGGGCCGCCATGCAGGCAAAGAAAACCCCGACCGCTGTCGCTATTGTTGTTGGCAATCCGGCAATGCTCGTCGGGTCGTCCATGTTTCGTCCTTACTTGTCAGGCCAAGGATATTGGGCCTGGATCTCTTCAAATCGAGCAATTGCCCGTGCGCGAACTTCTTCAAATCCCGATTCTCCCATGATCTGCATTCGCATAGACTCCGAAAATAATCGGTCGCTGCCTGTCAATGGATTAGAATAGGACTTTAGGCGAAACTCTTCGATCTCGCTCTTTGTAAATGGAGTCGGAGGGAGCTTATCTGTTAGAGTCGGCTTACCGTTCGGAAGGCTAACCACCCTCATCCCTTTTGACAGACCATTAAAAATACGCTCGTACTCATCCTGAGTTATCGCTGTAATCTGATTATCCGGAGGAAGAGAGCAAGTCTTGTTTAGCATGCTCACAAACCCACCTCTTCCATTGGATACGTCAACGTACCGCTCCCCTGAAATAAGGGTGTTGTGGAAGCCGCCTGTAATCTTGTCATAGTAGATCGTCATATCAATATCCCACGCTTTCTACCAATATATGAAGGTCTTGAGCCTGAACCTCGCTAGCCCATTCGTGGAACGCGATCAGGCAGGCGTAGGTACTTTTACTAGCTACCACATATTGAGCTGATACCCTAGGAGCCGATGTGGCCGCCCCAAGGGACATAAAGGTAACAAGCACAGAAGAGCATTGATTCGGATATGTCACAGGCCACACCACGTCAACCTTTGTGTTGTTGCCGGCAAGATCTCCGACAAACACCTTGCGGCGCTGACGAATAAGGCCCGTATCTCCGCACTTCCACCATCCATCCTCGCCCATTACAGCCGTATTTTTTGGAACCCTAGCAACTCTTTCTTCTACAAATGCTGTTGTCGCAACACGCGTGTCTGAAGTTCCAGGGGCATATGTTGGAGCAGTTGCATTTCCTTCCATAGCTGGATTTGTTTTTGTCAAAAGATTAACTACTGACCCATCCAGTTTCTTCATGTAAGGAAGAGTGCCGCCAGCAGTGAATCCGGCCTGAGGACAGTTTTCTCCGGTTATCTTTGTAGAGGGGCTAAAATTTGATGAAGTCCATAGATTCCCTGCATCTACCGACCCTATCATCGCATAAATATTACCAGTACCACCTCCCGTACCGGCTGTAATTCTTACCGGAATTGACCCTCCAAGAAATACAAATCTAGAAGATGTTTCCGTCCAAAACTCACCTTCTGATGGAGTGGCGTTATTATTTGATACCAGGCTTCTCCAGTTTTTGTCGGAAAACCTTACCATTGCATTTATAGGGTATGGAGCCCCAGAAGTCTGCCATATAGTCAGCCCATTATGCTGGGCCTCTCCTATGGCTACAGTGATATCATTTAATATTCCGTTGTGCTGTTCTCGAGGGAAAACCTTGGCCAGGGGATCAACCGGAGCGCCGCCACTATCAAGGCTGGTATCTCTCTGATAATCGAACCCATAGCCTAGACCATAGCTTACCGATCCATCAGGCTGGATGGCGTCTGGCGGTGAGATTTTGTCGCCGGTATCGGCAAATGGAACTTTGAATATTTTAGTCACAGCCCAGACTCCGGGTGGATAACTTTAAATTTCTCACGGGATCACCTGCCACTTTACACCAATACTTGCAGGCCTTGGCAGCAGGTCAAACTCGTCTAGAACAAATTTTAGCTGGCTGTCAGGAGCGAAACCGAAGTTGTAGACAATCTTGTTTTCCGTCTTATCGTAGGTAACATAAGCCTTCCCTTCGGACGAGAACGCATCCTTAAGGAATTGATTTATCTCTGGTATTGAGCAGGTCGTGGTTATCTGGAAATATCTGAACCTAATAACGAGACGCTGCTGCTCAAGGCTCAATCCCTGAGATTGATCATTGTTTATCCCAAAATTACCATTGCTGAAGTTCTTGTTAAACGAACCGAAACCGAATGGGATTTTGTTTTTTTGAGGGGCCACGCTGATCGTAAGGGGGGCGTCCAGAATTCTTGCCCAAACCGAAAGGCCAAAGGTGTTGGCGGTATCGATATTGAAAACATCTCGATACCAGCTATACCAGAAGTCTCGCTGATTCTGGTTAACCCATTGCTGCTTTGCCGTGACGATGGCCTTTAGTTTTTCGGCATCCTCGTACTGCCACAGGATAGCGACCATCAAATTTAGGCTTGAGTCAAAATCCTGGATGGTGCTCATGCTACGACTACCTGGATGGCCGACTTAGGAAGCCTGGCAACTTCGTTTAGCTTGATGATCACGTCATCGCTAGACCAGACCACTCCGTCCTCCGAAGTCTCTAGCCGGGTTACGAAGATGCGCGGCTCCACCTGGTTGATGTACCCGGCAAGCTCAAACGCTGAAAGGTCTTGATTGACTTCTAGGCCAGAGTCGCCATCAAGCTCGCCAAGGGTTCCTTTAGCAATTGCGTCAGGGATGATCGTCATGACGTCGAGACTGGAAGGCTTGACCGTCACCCTGGCCCGAAATGTGCGCTCGGTAGGCCTGTCGAATCTTACTTGATAAACCTGCTGGCTGGCTGGCTCGATCACACTGACAACTAGCGATCCGCTGTAATCAGTGATGCCAGACGAAGACAGGATTGCCGTAGCAATATCGATGTTCTGGCCGCCATCAACGCAAACGTAAATGCTCCGCGAGGTGATCGTTACACCATCGATTATTACGTCAGAAAGCGCGATGTTGGCTCTGAAGCTCAGAGAAACAACACCGTCAAGGCTGTAAATCCGAGAGATGATTGCTTCTTGAGGACTTACAGATTGAAGTGCAAGGGTGTTACGTCTACGCCTGCGGCTTGAAACATCAGACTCCTGACTTAGGCCTATCTCGGCGGCCGAAGGGTTAACAACAGTCTCCCAGCCGAGCACGCTTGATGCGATCTCGGTAATGGCTCCGATAGGGGCGGCGACGGGGCCAGCATCAACAGCCTCCATGGAGCTAAAGGTAGATCCAGATGCCCCAAGATCGATGTTGACGATGGTTCTGAATCTAGCGCCAGAAGACGCCACGCTTGCGAGCGATCCGGCCGGGATTATTGTTCCGGGGATACCCGAGAACACAACTCCGGAAAGTCTCGACCTTGTTGCGCCTCGACGCTTACCGCGAGTCAGAGCCCAGATCGCATCGAGCCACACGCCGCCGGCAATATCGGGGTTGATCTGGTTTGCCAGCTCTGCGTTATTTCTCACCATGCCTTCGCGGGACTCGACCTCGGCAGTGATAAGAACGCCTTGCGGGGTCTCTGGGGTGACGGGAAGGTCGGCGCCCAAAACGGACTTGTACTCAGCCTCAACCACAGAGCGCAAAGATGCCGTATCGGGAACGATCACGCCGGTTGATACGATGTAATTATAATCAGCCATTGATGTTCGCCGATCCATAGATGGTTTCTATTGTTGCAGTGTACCGCAAAACATCACCTTCTTGGGCGGTCTCAAAAGACCGAATCCCGGTAACGTCCGGAGCCTGCAATATGCGTGCTTTCATGGCCGCCTCAAACTGCTGGATTGAGACGTTTGCGCCAAAGGCCACGATGAAGAACGGGACGCCTCTGTCGAAGTCCTGGATCATCTCGTTGAGAAGCGTCTGGGCATAATGAGCGACAGTTTGAGTTGCGGCCGGCAATGCGGTGATCATCGAGAGATTTCCGTCATCTCCGATCACCAGATCATTGCCTTCATCGGTAGCGATAGTGATCACGGGTTTGGCGCTCCTGTAGGACTTACCGGGCCTGGCGGCGAAGTTGTTGGGCCGACGTGCGTATGAGTATCGCCTATGTTTATCCCGTTGTGGGTTAGCGTTCCAGGCGGACTTACAAGAGAAATGCCTGAAGCGCTTACGGAAATACTAACTCCGCCAACCTTGTGCCTGATTTCGCCTGCCCCTAGGGATATGCAGGTCTCACCATCCATAGTCTGCCACACGGCTTTGTCTGCGTTCTCGCCGCTAATCACCCATTGCTTGAAGGTGTCAGGGAAGAACATGGCGTCGCTGAACTTGTGCATCCGGGCCGTGTTTGGCCAATCCTCAAGCCCTCCGCGCTGAAACACAAGAGAGATATCCCGGTCGTTAGCCTTTATCCATCCAAAGTCGCCAGCCTTGATCGGGAAGCGCATGAAGAATCCGCCGCCGCCGAATCGATAGACGGGTATTCCTGAAACCTGAGCGCGAGACACCTTGGCGTCCGAGGTAGTTCCGAGCATAACAAGCGGCTTAATCACGGCCCGGTTCGTCTGATCGTTATAGCTGACCACGGTAGCAGGCAGCATCCCCTCAAACTGATTGAGGAAGAATGACTTTAGCGCGGCGTCAAGCTGCGCGGGTAGCGAGCCTTCATTGGCCGCGTCCGTGTTTGGCTTGTTATCGCTCATGCCTGAGAGCACGTCGCAGAGTAGAAGAATGGATCTTCATGGCTGGCCACATCAAACTTCAGTTGGTCGATCACATAGTCACCATTTAGCGATTTGTTCATTTTGCTATCTAATCGAATCATACCACCTAATAGTGATTCACTATCAATCAAGAAGGTTACGTCGAGGCCTTTCTCGGTGGCCTTTGGTATCCCAACCATTCCTGTTTCCGCACCAAGGATGCGAATCCTTCCGGACAAGGCCGAACCATAGTTTTTAACTATTAATGTCTCATCATCGATAAACGCTCGGACTCCGCCGGAATCCTGAAGAAGATTGACCATCTTCAGCGCTGCACCGGTGTAAGAGAAATTTGAGATGTTCTTGTCCAGCGCCTGGAAGTCGAGACCAAGCCCGATCTCATCTGCCACCCGCTGCGAGATGGCGGATAGCTTTGATATCGGCCCCGAAGCGATTGCAACAACATTGCCGGCTTGGGCCGATTGGGTCTTGGCCTTTATGATCACGTCAACATCAGGCGGCGCTGAAGGCTCGGCAGACACGATATCGCCGATGAAAATACGGAATAGCGCAGTGCTCACCCGCCCGACCTCGATTATCAGCCGCTTTGGTGTTCGGTTGCTGTTGAACGGACTTGTCTCAGTCAGCAGGTGATCTCGGGTAGACATGGAAAGACCGCTAACCGTAAGCGTGCATTCGTTCTGCTGCGCATTGGCGAACTTGGTCCCGCCAGCGCGAACGCGCAGACCTTCGTACCAGTTTATCCGTCCAGAAATTTCTATTCCGAATCTTATACGCCTTAGATCTGGCTTGACTGACATTTCCATCTCCAATTAAAAGCCCTGCCGAAGCAGGGCATAAAGATCACTTCCTTTTTATTACGTTAGCGTACACATCGCAACCAGATATGGTAGTTGTGTCAATGCTCTTCGCAAGAACGCGTACAGAACCTGCGCTTACCAATGGAGCTGACAGGTAAATGATAGAGGTGTTCCCGGTTCCGCCAACAAGAGTTACTATCGCAAAGTCTCCAGCTTCAGCTCCCGTTACAGGTATATCAATAAACCTGTTTGTCTCGACAGTGAAAGTCTGGTTTAAAGTTGTCACTCCTCGCAAAGCCGTACCGGACAAAATGATTCCGCCCCAAAACTCTACAGGCTCTGATAGGGTTGAGTTTGCATCGCCAACACGATCGCCTGTGCCTCGTCCAATCCAGTTTGAACGCTTGCCTGCGTTTGGGTAAATGATATCAACAACACCAATAACACTCATATTGATTATTGTTTGGTGTCCCGGATCAAAAAGAGAGCATCTGAATGAATTATTTGAAGGGTTTTCTACTGTGCATCCAATATATGTCTGGGTATAAATGAAGGGCTCAAACTCTGGCTCTTTGTACAGGAAAGGGTACTGCGTTCCTTCCCAGTTCTCATTGATGTATGTGTTTGTCTCGGCAGTATTGTACTGGCCGCTGAAGTCTTCTCCTACAAGACAGTTCCTTATAGTGTTTGTATTGAATGTATTACGATTTGCCGCGCCATAAAATGCCCGAGCACGTCCGCAAGAAATAAAATCGCACTGGGTCACGGTATTGAAATACGCCTCGCCGGCGTTAGGGATGGTGCCAGCTGAAGAAACAGTCCTGTTGAATGAAAGCCCTTGTTCATATAGCGCAAAGGAAACGCGGTGCACGGTACAATTTCTTGCTGTGTTTAGGTCTAGCCCGTATCCAATAGTCGCGCGGTTAGCCATTCCGAACTCAGCCAGTCCCGCGCCGATGCAAGATCCCGGAACGTAACCTTCTGGCCTATGAGTCAAAAATGCTGGCGCGTTATTAACATAGGTATCGATGGTGCTGTTATCGAGTCCGGCACCTCGCAACTCAACGTTTGGATAAAGTAAAACCTGATTATCAGTTCTAAGAGATCCGGAAAATCCTACAACACCACCGCCATATTTCTTCCACATTGCAGAAATGGCGGATTGTATTTTACCAGAGCTATCCGTCCCATATTGTGCTCCGAATTGCTTGAGATCTAGGGTGCGCTGAGTGAATTGAAGCTTCCATCGCCCTCCGTCAGAGGCAACAATTACCGATCCACCGTCATCTGCCGATGTAGTGTCGGAAGCATCAAGCGTATAAGACCCACCGCCGCCGTCTCCTGTAGCATAGTACCCCGTGGAAAATGCAGACTTAGATGGGGAGTTTTTTGATAAAAGCCTAATTTCAGCAACAGACCCTACAACCTGCAAGCCCCTGCCAAGCATGGCCGAGCCCATTACAGGGTTATCGATGTTTTGTAGATTTTTCTTGAAGTCTACGAACTCATCAATCGATTCTTGTACCGTCCCGCCTACCCCGTCAATTGTAGCTCCAATTAGCGTGGCACCATCAGACTCAGCCAAAATCTGAGCGTCAATATTGTTTGCCACCCATCCTGTGCTTTTGTAGATGTACTCAAATTGGTCGGTCGTATTTAGGTATCGGTCTGCAAGTTGAAGCGGGCTTCCATCGTTACGAGTAGTTGGCGCCGAAGGATGGGCACCGAGAAATGCAGCCGTCTCATTTATAGCTTGAAGAATATCGGCGCACTGAATTCGAATTGTTTGATCCCTTGTCCCCTTTTTAATACGAAGGTCGTAAATACCATTTGGGGCGCCGAACTGAACCTTTCCAATTGATGAGGCCTGGAATGGGTTTGATAACGGCTTACCAGAAATATCAACAAGACCTGATGAAAGGCTAGTCGTGCCTGGCGCATAAAGATAACATTCAGCACTAGGCATTATATTGCCTTGGGCATCTTGTGCGAAGTAGCTTTTAATTTCCATGCTCATTAGCCTATTAATACGATGGATAGCGAGTTTATAATAACTACATTATTAGCGTAAGAGATGGTGCTACTCCACTCAAGATCGGCAGATGGAATATCATCAAGCTCTGCTACGCTAGCATATATTAATTGTTGGCTGACCCCAAATTGAGTCCAGTAAGGGATCTCTTCATTTTCTGTGAGAATTATGAAGTTCCCCTGCCGTCGCATATATTCGTACGGGATTATTGGCGTTCCAGCAACGATCCTGGCGCCAGAAAGTATTACCTCGTCATTCAGCGACAGATCGCAAATCATGCTGCTGACCGCCTCCTTGATAACGAAGTCCCATCGGTTCCCGTCAACAGTTACGCTGAATTCCTGATTTGGTATCGGGTCAATGTCAATAATCCGCATCAGTTGAATATCCTATAGGCGATACTTGCCTTTCTCTTAGTCGGGGCGTTAGCTTCGGTTGTTTGCTTCTGGCCCTTCTTTGCGGTGCTAGTTTGCTTTTGATTCTTGACCTTGCTCGGAGGAAGGGCGCCGTACTGAGGCTCAACAGATCGCCACTCAACCAGCCTGATAGGCATTGCGATGCCCATGCCGTACTCTGGCGATTCATCGTGAGGCATTTCCGTGATGAGCATGTTCGGGTAGCTGCTCACCTTTCCTTGAACTGACACGAGGCGATTGTCCGACCACGCTTGGCGAATCTGCTGGTAGCAATCTCGCGCAAACTCATCCTCGATGATGAAGTCAATCGCGATCTCGACCTGCTCAATAACCACATGGTCGCTGCGAGTCGTGCCGTCCTCGACCTCATACTTTGTAGTTCTCTTCGCCTCGCGCACGGACATGCGCATTGGACTGGCCGTCGTGAAAAGCTGCTGGAAGTTCTCGTTGTCCAATATGCAGACAAGATCCTGGGTCGAGCTTAATACGGTCATCGCGCAACCCCCGTCGCTGATTCGTGCTCAAGGTTTTTTAGCTGGTTCTGTAGCTCGGATTTAGCTCCTGATGCCATGCCCTGCGCATCCGTTGCATTGGTCTGAACCGTGACCTGTCCGATCTGAATATTCTGCTCGCTGCTGTTACGCGCCGAGTTGCTGATAGCGCTGCTCGTCACGCCGTTTGATGGAGCTGATGACGCGGAAGAGATCTGCTTGTTAGCGGCACCCATGGCCTCGCCAGAGTCGCCAAATCCAAAGAATCCAGCAACACCGCTTACACCTGACTTGATCTTATCGATGCCGGCCGTAACGAAAGACATCGAGCTTTTAACGGTATCTACGATGAACGAGAAGATGGCCGAAATACCATCTGCCATGGACTGGAATGCAGACAGGGAGTTATCGACGAACCCTTGAATGGCGCCATAGGCTTCGATCAGGTAATCAATTGCAGCCTTGATGCCGGCGATCACCTGCTGGAACCCGGCAGCTACGAAGTCGCCTATCTGCTGAGCGCCTATGATGAGCATGTCAAATAGCTGCTTGAACGCACCTATCAACCAAAGGACTGTCTCGCCCACTATCGGATATTTTTCCGATATCTGACCAATGAAAGAGTCGTTCCCCGCGACGAAGTTAACTACATCGTCATAAATTATAGCAAAGGCAGCTGCCGCGCCTGCGATGGCTGCGGCTATGGCAATGAATGGCCAGGTTGCGGCAATTGTTGCTGTTGCGGCGCTTATCATTGCCGGTAGGTAATAGGTCACAACAGCAGCAGAAATCGCCCCAAAGAATCCAATCACGAAATCCTTGTTATCGTTCATCCATGCTGCGCCCTTGGCAAGCCACTCAATGACCTTGGTAAGCGCTGGGATCATGGAGTCAAGAAAACTATTGCCGGCATTCGACATTGAGTTTTTTAGGGCGTCTGTAGCCTCGGTAAGCTTGCGAGCATTCTCGGCCGCCTCCTTGGTAACCACTCCCTGCTCTTTCTGAACGCGCAGCATCCGCTCAAGTTCTTGACGACCCTTGAGGATCATCTCAACTGTTCGGTTGTCAGTGATGCCAAGCTCTTTGATTTTGAAGACTGCTGCACTTCGATCAAGGCCTTCAACCGCGCTGGCCAGATCAAGCATACCGCTGATGGCGTCCTTTGTGCTTCCGTCTGCACTCTTTAGGCTGATACCGAGAGACTTGAAAGCCTTGGCCGCGCCCGACTCAACGTCAGACATAGCCTCGCCCATCTTCTCGGCCATATCCGTAAGCGAGTCTCGAGCACCCTGGGCGTCACCACCCATAGCCTCGGCCGCCTTGCCAAATGCGTCCACGTTTTCAATGGCCGCACCGATTGCATCAGAGGTCTGCTCAATGGCCCGGATGTTATCGGCCCGTGCGAACGCACCCGAAATGGCAGCCCCTAAGCTGAATGCCGCAGCAAGACCACCAAGGGCTCCTGCGGCCATAGCCTTAAGAGACGCCCCGGTCTTTGCGGCGACTGCATCCGTATTGCGGAGTGAGTCAACAAGCTCGTCAGACTTCTTGCGGGCGCTATCAAGACCAGCATCCGCCTGGCTGGTATCCGCTTTGAAGACCAGCAAGAGGGTATCGAGAAGCGCCATTTTGATTCCTTATTTCTTCTTTTGAGCGTGCTTTGCTGCGTAGGCCTCGTTGATTCGCTCGACTGAGATTGATTCCCAAATGTCGAGCGCTTCTTCTAGTCCGATTTTTTCGCGGAGTTCCACCCAGCTGCAACGTCCGCTACCAGTGATGGCGGCAGCAACGGGGTCAGCGTTTGGATGATTGCAGGTAGGCGCGTCTCCAAAAAGCGCTTGAGGAATTCGGAGAACCCGCCTTGTCCGAAAAAATCGAAGTTCTTGGCCAGCATGGCAGCCTCCAACTTAAGGCCGGTCATTGCGTCAGGGACGTGGTTGGTGATCAAGGCCATAGTCGTCAGGCGCAAGTCATCCGCGCCCTCGTTGCGTACAGCGATGAACTTGAACAGATCCTGCATGACCTCCTGAGAGACGTTATAGTCGCCCATCTTTGGAAGGTTTGCCGTTGGATAGAGCGCGGCAACCTTTCGGCCTACAGGGTATGGCAGAACTGACAGGATGTAAGTTCGCTCAACCCCGTCCTTGCCCGTCAAAACCAGTTCAGTTGGATCAAGTAGCTCTGCCATGTTTCCCCCTTATTGAGTTTGTGTCGCGTTGGTTGCCGCGTAGTCTTGGAATGCGAAGGCATAAGACCGGGACTTGATGCGGCCAGCAGAGGCCAGGGACTTGCCCGACATGCCGTTAGTCATCTTGCCGTTGCTCAGGGTCTCGGTAGAGCCATCAGGCCAGTTGGCCACGATGGTTACGACATCGCGTGCTGAGCGCTTGCCCTTGCCTACGCGGTTAGCTTCAAACGCGATAGACAGATTGTTGTCGTCTTCGCTGCCCGGGATCACGTTGATGGTGCGGGTCAGCGCTTGCGGTGCAGAGAACGAGATAAGGTCGCCATTCACGTTCATTGACGGAGTTGCGATATCCAGAGCGGGTGCGTCCCATGGATCCGCATCATCCGCAAAGGCAGTGACCTGGATGCCTTGCGGAAAGGTCACGCTGAACTTGATGGTAAGGCTAAAACCAGTACCGGAAACGTCATAAGGCATTGTCTTGATTCCTATTTGGTCTGGTTAAACCAGGTTGTGAGAGCCTTCGATGGTGCGGACGACATCGTTCTTACTGTACGCGATGGTGTACTTGGCGACGTACTCGGTAACACCAGAGGTCTGAACCACTGGAACGATTACTACGTCATACCAAACGCCGTTGGTTTGCACCGCCTGCCATGCATCGCTATCGCCGGTCAGCTGCGTGATGGCGACCTTCTGAAGAGTTGTCAGGGTCTTGCCTACGCTGATGGTGCCATTGAGCTTGGCCTGGGCGATCAAGTCGGCAAGTTGGACAAGGATGTAACCGCGACCGTCATCGTTCGCCGGGATCTTGTTCAGGGCCAGTTGCATGCTCAACAGGGCGGCGGCAGCGGCAGCCTTAAGCCATTGCTCGTTAGCGTGAACGTTCATGTCCAAAGGAGCCGTGACGCCACCCATCAAGAAGCCGCGCTGGAAGAACAGGATGGTCTGACCGGCTACTGCAGTGTTGCCGTAGTAGTTGACGCGAGCATCGTTCAGGGCGATTGCTTCGGCGGTGTCGGTCACGTCATACGACAGCGCGGACTGTCGGAACATGTAGTTGATGGTCGCGTTTCGGCGCTGGTAATCCGTCGCGGCCATGATCGCCATCGGCAGGGACTCTTTCCACTCGCCAAGGGTTTCATTCAGGATAAGGCCGACTGATGGCGTTCCGATCAGCGCCGCCGAATAGGACTCATAATCAGAGCGGTTAACGCTGAAATAGATCTGATACTTGATGTTCTGCTCGGCAACGTAGTTCGCCAAATCAATCGCCTGCTCAAGCGTCAATTCATCGGCGAAGGATGCGCTACCAAACGAGTCGGTGATTTGTTCTGCCGCCACGAAAGCCTCAAGCGGAGTTTGTGCAGCGGAGCCAGGGGATTCAACGGCGCCAACACCACCAAGGCCCATCAGTGCGCCAACGTCTGTGCCGCCAGCAACAGGGATAAACTTCGCGGCGCCAGGCTGAGCAACAGAGCCGGTTACGGTGAATTCGTTTTTGACGGCATTGAACGAAACGGTTGCAGCTGCGTATTGCGGGCCAGACTGAAGACGAATCGCAGTCTGAATGGTAGAGGCCACATCCGCGAAGCTGGTGGCAGACGACAGGTCTACGCCTGTCAGGCTGGCAACGCTGTCACCAAGCTGAATGGAGAGCGAGCCATTGGTGACAGCCTTGAACTGAGCCAGGGTCGAGGTCAGCTTGGAACCGAAGATCGTAGGCGTTCGTGCTGTCGGGCTGTACGCCGCGAACTGCAGATTGTTCGCCTGAGACGCTGGGGCAGGAGAGATGTAGCTGAAGTACTGGGATGCGAACCGAGCTTCGTCTGTGCCAGCGCCGAAGTAGTCGGTAGCGCCGCCAGGCAGAACAGTAACGATCTGGCCTACAGGTACGAGAGGGTTGGTGGTGAACCGACGCCCCGTCAGTTCCTGGGTTTTAACAGAGGAAGCGCCGATAACGCCACTTGTGATCTTCACATAGAGAGTGCTTTTGATTGGCATTTCTGCGCCTCATACCCTGTGTATATTAAACTCTACCGATTCGATAGAGTCAGTTAATTGGATTATGACCTGCTTATGGGTCACGGTAAAGTCAAACGAAGGCTGGAACTCGTATTGGTCTTGATCGTTCACGAACTGCGGATTGCGCACTTCGCTGGGCCGCCTGACGCCAAGCCCGGCCTTGGTCATGGCTATGACGAATGGTTGGGACTGAACAACCATGCGCGCCAAGACGGTAATGTCCTTGGCTGTCTTCTGGTCTGCATCGTTTGGGTCGTCCGGAATGAGAGCGCCCATCTGATAGCTAGTTGCGATGATCTGAGTTTCGGTCGTGCTGATCTGGCCAGCCTCGTCCGCCTTGTGCTTGCGGTACTGCCAGCCTTCTGGAATGTCGGGTAGCGCCCAAAAGTAAATGCACTTGTCCAGCCTGCCTTGAGTGGTTGGCTGATAGCCTTGCTTAACCGGCATGTCTGTCACGCCATATCGAGCAAGGCCTTTAAGCAGCTC